CTACTTACTTGATGAATATCTAGATAGTGAAAGAACTACTGAACAACATGCAGAGGAAATACGAAAACTTATTGACAAATGGGATATTGATTATATTTACATTGATTCAGCAGCTCAGCAAACTAGATATGACTTTGCTCAAAACTATGAGATTAGTACTCTCAATGCTAAAAAGTCAGTTCTTGATGGCATTGGGCATGTTGGTGGCATAGTAGATAATGATCGATTAATAGTCGATGCAAAATGTGTAGAATCTTTAATGGCATTAGATCAGTATCAATGGGACCCAAATCCGAACCTGCTTAAAGAAAAACCAAAACATAATTCTGCCTCTCACATGGCAGATGCACTTAGATATGCTCTTTATTCATTTGAGACTAGTATGACTACGTTTTAATGAGACCTAGAAAAAATAATGCTTGACTTTATCTCCAACTTCTGTTACAATTAGAAACATAGATTAGAAATGACACTTAAGAGAGACTTAGTAAAATACGTAAGAGACAAAGCAAAATCCGCGTATAAAAAAGAATCTGCCTGTTACATTTGTGGTTCTACTGATGAATTAGATTTTCATCATTATTATGGACTTACAGAACTACTTGAAAAATGGATAGCAGATAACAAATTAGAAATCAATGATGAAGAAAGCATACTAAGTTTACGAGAGTCATTTATAAACGAATACAAAGAACAAATTTACACTAAAACAGTGACACTTTGCCATAAACATCATTTAAGATTGCACTCAATTTATGGCAAACGACCAAAGTTAATAACTGCTGAAAAACAGCAAAGATGGGTAGAGATACAAAGAGACAAACATGGCATGGTATGATTTTATATTGGGTAGACGTACTCAATCAGATGAAGAGAAACTAAATCCTTCACAATATGTAATTTCTAGAAATGAAGGACTTACAGTAGATAGTCGTGAAAATATCACGAGCTATAAAAATGCATACGAGCAATTAGAAGTAGTAAACAGAGCAGTAAATATGATTGTCGATGATTGCTCTGATATTCCTTTTCTAGTTCAAGATCAGATAGGTGGAATGACACCTGTATTTAAAAATGTAAGAAAAACACGTGTAGATTTACTTTTAAATAAAGAACCAAACCCATTTCAAGATATTAGTACATTTAAAAGAAATTTAATCACAGATTTACTTATTGATGGAAATATTTTTATTTATTTTGATGGTATGCATATGTATCATCTACCTGCTGATAAAGTAACAATAGAAACTGATGAAGATACTTATGTAAGCAGATATTCTTTTGACAATTCTATTGACTACTCAGTAAACGAAATTATACACATAAAAGAGAACAGTTTTCACTCCATTTATAGAGGTGTGCCAAGACTAAAACCAGCACATCGAACAATGCAGTTACTTGTAAATATGAGAAATTTTCAGGATAACTTTTTCAAAAATGGAGCAGTACCAGGATTGGTACTAAAGTCACCTAACACTCTTTCTGAAAAAATTAAAGAAAGAATGTTGCAGGCTTGGGTTGCTAGATACAATCCAAACACTGGTGGTAGAAGACCACTATTTTTAGATGGTGGACTTGAAGTCGATAATTTGACAGAAGTTAATTTTAAAGAATTAGACTTTCAAGAGGCAATTAAGTCAAATGAAAGAATTATTCTTGAAGCATTAGGAGTTCCGCCTATTCTTATGGATAGCGGTAATAATGCCAATATAAGACCAAATCAAAGAATGTATTACTTAGAAACAATACTACCAATAGTAAAGAAAGTAATGAAATCTTTTGAAAGATTTTTCGGTTTTAGACTTGTAGAAGATGTAACAAATGTTCCATCACTACAACCAGAATTAAAAGATCAAGCAGCATATTTTGCTTCTTTGGTCAATACAGGTATTATGACACCTAACGAAGCAAGGGAGAAATTAAATCTTGAAGCAGTGGAAGGATTTGATACACCAAGAATTCCTGCAAATATCGCAGGTAGTGCCGCTAACCCAATCGAGGGTGGTAGGCCAACAGAAGATGAGGAAGAAATATGAGGAGAATGGCAGTAATTCACAAATTAGGAGAGTATTTTACCAAAAAAGGTAAAATATTAAGTATGTCTGAATATAATAGTGAAGAAGATAGGCCAATGAGAGCACTCATTGTAAAAAGAGTTTTCAACTCATGGAGCAGAATGGAAATGTTTGTAAATAAATATTATCCAGATATTGGTAAGGTTGTTCAAAAACCAAAACCAGTAAAATCTGTTAAAAAAGTAGAGGACAAAGACGATGAGTAATAAAATTTTTCATTGGACTAATACATTTAAATCACTTGGCGAACAAGCAGATGGAAGTGTAGAGATAAAAGGACTGGCTAGCACAAATGCTCAAGACAGAGCAGGTGATGTAATTGAAGTGGAAGCATGGACAAAAGGAGGAGTAGATAACTATTTAACTAATCCTATTGTTCTTTACAACCATAACTATGACAAACCAATTGGTCGAGCAACAGGTGTTAAGACAGTTGAAAATGGACTTGAATTCACAGCGAAAATATCAAAAGCAGCTGGTGAAATCACAGATTTAATTAAAGACGGTGTTCTAGGAGCATTTTCTGTAGGTTTTCGTGTAAAAGATGCAGATCACATTCCTGACACTGGTGGATTAAGAATCAAAGATGCTGAACTTTTTGAAGTTTCTGTAGTATCAGTTCCTTGTAACCAAGGAGCAACTTTTTCATTAGCAAAAAGTTTTGATAGTATGGACGCATACAATGAGTTTAAGGAATCTTTTATGAAGACTAACTCAGCAGATTCAGTTATAACTGAAGACGTTGGGCAGTCTAAAGTGGCGCAAGCCGACAATAAGGAGAATCGCATGAGCGAAGAAAAGAAAGCTCCTGAGGGCTTTGACCTTGATGCTTTTGCTAAAGAAGTAGCTGAAAAAGCAGCTACCAAACTAGCAATGCAACAAGCTGAAACAAAAGCAGCTGAAGAAAAAGCAGCTAAGGAAGCTGCTGAAAAGGCTGCTCTAGTAGAAGCTGAGCAAAAAGCACAAGTTGAAGCAGAACAGGAAAAGCAGAAAGAAGTTGTGGTATCAGTTATGACTGGTGCAGAACAGCTAATGACTGACGTTGAAAAGAGATTTAGCGAAAAGAATGATAATCTTGAGAATATCGTTAATGAACTTAGAACTGAGTTAAAAGAAAAATCAGAAGAAATTCAACACATTAGAGAATCTAAGAGAGTTTTCTCAGATAGAGGTTCTAATGGTGATTGGAAAAAAGCTTTTGAAAATGAAATCCTTGATACAAAATTCTTAGGTCTGGCAACAGGTAAAGGATATGAAACAGAAATGACAAAATCAATTATGCAAAAAGTGAACGAACATTCAGGTGTTCAAGTATCTTCAGCAGACTTTGAGCAAATCGTATCTGCAAACGTAGAAAGAGATATTCAAAATGAACTAGTATTAGCACCATTATTTAGAGAAATCGAAATGACATCAGCTAATATGATCCTACCTATTTTACCAGACGCTGGTTATGCAGAATTTACTTCTAGCCAAGCAGCAAGTGGTTCATCACCACATGGTAACTTAGAAGAAAGAGGTGATACTTATGGTTCACCATTTGGTGGTGTTGATCTAACAGAGAAAACACTTTCAACCAAAAAGTTGATTTCAACTTCTTTCCTAGGAAATGAAACAGAAGAAGATGCAATTATTCCAATACTTCCTCTACTAAGAGAGTCCATGGTGAGATCACATGCAAGAGGTATTGAAAATGCTATCCTAGTGGGTAACCACGGTGACGGTGTTTATGGTACAAGTGGTGCTACATTCAACGGTCTTGTTGCTAAAGCAGTAGCAGGAGACGGTGGATCACCAGCAACTGAGTACAAAACTCAGTCATCAACAGCATTTGCATCAGAGTCTTTAACAGCAGCTAACTTACTAGCAGCTAGAAATAACATGGGTAAATATGGTGTTAATCCATCAGATGTTATTTACCTAGTTAACCAGCAAGAGTACTTCAATCTACTAGAAGATGGTGAGTTCCAAGATGTCAATTTAGTTGGCGACATGGCAACAAAACTATCTGGTGAGATTGGTCAGGTCTTCGGATCAAGAGTATTACTTGTTGACGAATTTGCAACACCAGCAGTTTCGAAGTTCTATGCACTAGCAGTTAATACAAGAAACTATGTAATGCCAAGATTAAGAGGTGTTACAATAGAATCTGACTATGATGTACAGAACCAAAGAAGAGTACTTGTGGCTTCACAAAGACTTGGATTTGATGATATCATAGCAAACGCTAAGTCCGTATGGGGACTACAATATAAAGCATCTTAATGCTTAAAGGCTAGAGGGGAGCCTATCCCCTCACTTTTTTCAATTATGGCAGATTTAATAACAGTACAAGAATATAAAGACGCAGAAGGCATGAGAGGCGATAACAATGACGATCGTCTTGCTATTTTAGTGCCACAAGTTTCTGAACTTGCTAAAAAGTATTGTGGGACAAGTTTTATAGATTTTTATTCATCTACAAAAACAGAAACATTTAATATTATTGATAATTATACTTCAGTAGTAGTTATGAGTGAAACACCATTAAATTCGGTAACATCAGTTAAAGAACGTGATAATCCGAGTACGGCATACGTTACACTTACAAATAATACTGATTATTATATTGATACTAATAGTGATTCTATTTTTAGAATAGATTCAGATGGTAATCGAAAACCTTTTAAAAAAGGATTTGGAGCAATTGAAGTTGTATATAATGCAGGATATTCTGCAACTCCTTCTGATCTTAAACTAGCTCTTTTCGATTTAGTAAAATACTATTTGAAAGATGAACATAAGCAGAGAATGACACTTGGTGGAGCAACTATACAAAACCAAGGTTCTGCAGGCTTAAGAACAAGTACCGATTTTCCTGACCATATCAAACGAGTACTTGACTTATATCGAGTAATCATCTAATGGCAATAAAACAATTAATAGGTTTACTTAAAACAGATAATAAGCTGATTAAAACAGCAAAAAACTATCAAGAACAAGGCAAAACATTAACACACATTGTTAGATATAATCGAGAACAGTTACAACAGTTAGATTTTGAAATGGTAAGTTTTGTTGCAGATGAAACAATACCAAATGCATTTGCTAGTTCAAAATTATTAGAAAAGAAAACAAAACTAGTAAAGGAAACAGTGAGTGCTGTTTTTACTAAAAGAAATATTACTTCTGCTGTTAGACAAGCGGGTTTTAAAGTATTTCCAACTCGTAAGGCTGCTGAATCTGCTTATGGAAAAGGAAGCAGAAAAAAAGCAGTTATAGAACAGTCTGGACAAGATATTTTAGTTATTTTACCTACTGCAGTTGCAAGAAGAGGTAAGTATTCAAAGTCATCAGCAGTATTACCGGGTATTCATATGAGAAAAGGTAAAGAAATTGATGGTTTCTCATACCCTTTATTAGATCAAGCAATTGATGTATTTTTTCAAAAATTTGGAGCAACCATAAAAAAACATGGAAGAGGACTTCGACTTGAAATGGGATCAGAGGGAGGAGCTTATGGTAGCACAAAACTTAATGCTCAAGCAGCAATTGCAAGAAGACTACATGGAGGAGAATATCCAGGACCGAATACAGAACTCGATATTGGCAGACCTGCGGGAACTATAGAGGAAGGAAGCACCGCATCTTTAGTAGGTTTAGTAGAAAGATTAAAGCAAGGAAATTATCAAAATGATGCAAAGAAAATATTAAAAATACATGGAGCAGACACTGCAGAAAGTTATATAGATCAAGCTTTTGATAACGTTTTAGGTAAATTAGATTTATTTTATTCAATTAATTCTAATAGTATAAGAAAAAAAAAAAAAA